GGGTTGGTCCGGACTATATTTCTCGATACGATCGATGAGCGCGGGATCAAGATCGAGCGCACGCAAGATGTCGCGTGGCGCGACGCCAGAACGCATCAACTCATCGGCGGCAAATAGCCGAAAGGCCGCCTCCCGCGGCTGATCGAACTTGCCGAAGCCTGTCAGCGCTAAGTGAATGGATGCGAGAAGCGCGTCGCCTTGCGCCTGCTTTTGCAACGACCGCCGCATATGCGCCAAAGCTGTCTCGCTGACTGGTCGTCCATAGGCCGCGCTGAGCAATGCGATAAGACGCGCTTCGTTTCCTTGCGCGCATCCTTTCGCGACAATCGCCTTGTCAGGCCGGGACACGGCAAGGGTAGTTTCCGCGCCAAGCAGAAGTCGGTCGCCATCGAATATCGGGAAGGCGTGAATCGGCGAACGGCTGCAATGAGCGTTCCATTTCGCGCCTAGATCATTGACTTGCATAAGAGTCCTCAAAACGCGTACGCCATCGACCGGCCTGCTGGGGCCGCGATGGTGTGAGGTTGCGATGGGTTTGGGTTTTTTGGGTCGGCTAAACCGCCCGCCTCAGTAGGCGATCTGCGGCGGCGGCACGTAGGGGAAGCCGCGGAAATTGGCGAGGTTGTTGAACTGCGCCGCGCAGGTCGCGGGCGTATGGTCGCAGCCTTGATAGACCGTGAAAGCGTCGCCGGCCGCGGGCGGGCTCGGCAGCGGATACATCAGCGTGACGCCAGTCCCCGCGTCGGCGCTTTTGACCGTCGCGCGCACATTGGCGTTGGCGCCCGACGTGAACAGTAGCGACCCCTGCTGAAACTGCGCGATCGCCTCGGGGAACACGATATAAGTCGGCGTCGAGCCCGCATGCGCAACGCCGTTGTGCGCATAGGTCCCGCGGACGATGCCGCAGCCGGAATCATAGAGCGTGTGCAGGCAGGTCGCCGCATAGAGATTCTTCGGCATGTCCATGTCTAGCAGGATCAAGTCCGACGCCACCGTGATCTTGGCGCTGGTGCGCCCGACCTGATCGACCGTCGAAATGCGCCCATGAAACAGCATGACGCCGCCGACCGGCAACTGTCCGAGCGCGGACATGAACACGCGGTCGCGCTGGATGACGCAACCGTCGAAGGCGCCGTCGCGCAACGCATTGAGGAACATTGCGCCAGCGACCAGATCGGTCGGGCGCGCCGCGATCGTGATCTGCTGCTTGTCCACGTCGAGGCCGGCGCGGCAGGTATATTTGAGCCCCTGCACCAACGGGCCGTTCGCTGCGAAGACGGCGCCGTTGTAGGTCACCGGCTGATCGACATTGGTATAGGTCAGCGCGAGGCCCGATGGCAGCGTGAAGGTGAAGCAATCGGCAAAGGCGATCGGCGCGTCCGGCTGCGCGCGCGCCGCATTGAGGAAGGCGATCAGGGCGGGGCTGGCGCTTTTCATCAAATGCTCCGCACGCTGCAGAATTTCAGACTTTGCAGCGACCAAAGATTCTGCATGAATTGCTCGAAATCCGCGCTGTCGTCGACAAAGCGGCACAGGAACGCGTAGGAGAAGCTCGCCGATATGATTGCGCCGGCCGCCGGCGCGCTCGCAAAGACCAAAGAGTTGGGCGTCGTGAGCGAGACGCCGGAAGTTCGCAAGGCGCCATTGACCTTGACGTTGGCCAGCCCCGTCACCCAGCCGACCGGCTCGATGAAGCCGCCGAGCGTGCGCGGCATGATGAAGGTCTTCGTCGCGCCGTCGCCGATCGCCACGCCCTGGTCGACGACGGCGTTATCGGTCGGGTCCGTGTAGAGAAACGCTCCCCATTGTCCCTGGCATTGCAGGAAGAGGCCCATCAGGCTTTGCAGCGATTGCGCGCCAAGGCCCGGATAGCTGGCCGAATCGGATGCCAGCGCATCGAATGTCAGTTCGAATTGCCAGATCGGATATTGCCACAAGGAATCGCGCACCTCGCGCCCCGAGACATGGCTCGCCACGAGCGTCGAGAACGTCGGCTTTTTGTGAACGCTCCAGCCCTGGCCGGGAAGCGTCGGGAAGGTGGGGGGCGTTGTCATGGAACTGCCGCCTTCGGGCGAATGGCGAATAGCGGGTGGCGAATGGCGAAGCGTATTTTCCTATTCGCCATTCGCCACATCCTATTCGCCTTGCTTCTCATGGCCGCACCGTCTGCAGCTTCACCACGCCGAGCGTGAACAGCATGGCCATGAATTCCTCGAAATCGAGAACATCGTCGGCAAACCGGCAAAGCCACAGCAGATCGAAATCGGCCGAAATCGCGACGCCGGCGACAGGGGCGGTCGCGAATGCGATCGCTGGCCCGTAGCCGGGCGTCGCAGAATAGAGAGACGGCGAAACCGTAACGCCGTCGAAGTAGACCGCCCTAACGTCCGACGCTCCGGTGACCGGCTCGCTATAGCTTCCAAAAGTGCGGACAAGCGGGAAGGTCGCCGTGGCGCCGTCGCCCGTTCCCAACGCCTGTCCGCCGACCTCGGCCAGCCCTGGCGGGGCGATCCAAAATGGCGCGTCCTGCCCCAGCATGGCGCCGAAAAAGCCGGCGATCGATTGCAATTCGCCATGCGCGGCGCCGGCGCGCAGCAAGTCGTAGGTCAATTGAACGTCGTAGAGCGCGGCGGCATAGCGCGCGCGCCGCGCTGAACGTCCGGAGACGCGATCGAGCGCGTCTGTCGCGAACCTTGGCCGCGCGATCGTCGACCAGCCTGGCGAGGCAAGCTCAGGAAAGGTCGGATAGACCGTCGGGGCAGGCGGCGGCGAAGGCGGTCGCGGAGGCGTCGCTGGCCCGCGCCCGCATAGCCATTGCCCCGCCCGCCAGTTCCCCGCGTCGCCCCATTGGTTTGCGAGGACCGGGAAGGTCGGAAACGGCCGCGCGTCCCAGTTCCAGACGCAGGAGAACGCAAACTGGATCATCGGGACGCCGGCGGACGAGAGCTCGTTCCTGCCGTCGGCGTTCCAATATTCGTAGATCGCCTGCAGCGCCAGCAGACAAAGCGTGTCGTCGCGCCGCGGCAGGAAGCCGCCGCCCGGCGTCTCGTCCCAGAGCGACCAATAAGGCGTGAAGCTTTCGCTCGATTTCGGATCGTAGAAGACGTTGGGCTGATTGGCGCCCTTGTCGGTCGCGGGGAAACCATATTCGATGAAGGCGATCGCTTTCGATCGCGGCGCCCATTGCGTAGGCGGTCCGTGCGGCGACCAGCCCGTTCCGTCGCCGTTGTCGTAGATCGCCTGATGATTATTGTTCCACCACCACCGGCATTGCTTGTTGGCGAGGAGCTGCTGGCCCGCATGATAGGGATGGCGCGATTGGACGAGGCGGTCGCCTTCGGGCAGCGATACCTGCTGGTCGGACCCGAGGGGATCGCGCCAGCGGCCGTCATTGACGCCGTCGTTGTAGAACCAGTTGAATTTCTCGCCGCCCTCGATATTCGCCTTGAGATAGGGTTTGGAATAGACCGTCGGCGAACCGCTGAGGCCGAGCCCGCTCATTGCGGCGGGCGCAGGGGGCCAAGAGCCCGACGGGGCCGCCTCGCTCCAGTTCGCGACGTCAAGGCCGCCGGCGCCTGTCGTCCAGTCCGACAAAGGCAGGTAATTGTCGATGCCGACGATATCGATCGTCGATTGCGCGAAAAGCTGGTCGAGATGCGGCCATTGGCCGTTCTCGCCGGGATGTTGAACACCCATCCAGTCCGACCAATCGGCGGAATAGACGATCAGGTTCTTCAGCGCGCGCCGGTCTTTCGTCAGGCCCTGGCCGTCAAAAATCGCGCGCACGTCCGCGCTCAGCGCCTGCAGGCCGGCGACGAAAGGATAATCCCAGATGGCGCGGCCGGCGTCGTCGCTCGTCCCCGCCTTGGTCCACCCGGGGCCGCGAATGGTTTCAAGGCCGCGTAGCTCCGACCCTAGCAGGAAGAGATCGACGCCTCCGGCGATCGTGCAGAGCCAGGCGTAATGCAGGATCATCCGCCGATAGGTGAAGTCCGTCGGCGGACCGGAATAGGAGACGGTGAGATTCGTCAGGTCTGGCGTAAACTGCGCCGAGCTCGCCGCGCCAAGAAACGAGGCGACCGCCGCGCTCGCAGCGCTGCTGACGTCGGCAGAATAGGCGATGCGTCCGCGCCATGGGAAACCTGGCGCCGTCATCAGGATGAACGGATAGAAAACTACCCTGAGGCCGCGCGCCTTCAAATCGCCGATGCAACGCACGATGCTGGCGTCGGACGGCGTGCCGCCATAGACGAAGTCCGCGCCGCTGGTGGGCAGCGGGATGAGGCCGGGCGACGCCTGCGTCAGGCCCGAGACGCGCCACGCGTCCGCGACATAAGAACCGCCCGAAAGCTGCGTGAAGCTTCCCCCGATATAGGTTGTCGAGGGATAAATCCGGCACGCCGACGCGTCGATGGAATCGCCGAACCAGGCGCAGACGACCGACACCGTCGCGCAACCGGGATAGGCGGCCTGCAATTGATCGATCGCGACGCTATAATCAGTCTTCGAACCGCCCGGCGCAAAGAATGTGTTGACGCCCTCCATCGCTCCGCCAAGACGCGCGCCCTGATGGGCGATCGTGTCGTAAGCAAACTCTCCAGTCGCCGGGAGAAGGTGAACGCCGGCGACGAAGGTCATGGGCGGCTCCGGTGAGGACGGGGCTGTGTCATTGCGAGCGGAGCGAAGCAATCCAAAGATCGTGACAGTTGCGGAATGCGATGCGTCGTAATGTTAAGGGCGTAGGCCTACAAAGGCGCCTTAATGGTTCAAATCACCCAATGTCACGATCGCTGAATTGCTTCGCTCCGCTCGCAATGACGGCGCGCGCCAGCAGTCTGACGCCCCTCTCACGTGCCCGCCAGCCGCCGCAGCCCGAGATGCGCGCCGTGGCGCACCGCCTCGTCCATCGCCTTCATCATGGCCGGGCTGTTGTTCTTCATCCATTGCGCGACGCTGCCAGAATCGACCGCCGAGACGTGGAAGTTGGTTGTCGGATGGATGTGAACCGCCGCGCCGCCCGATTGCGCCGGCGCGCCGTTGGAGAGCATGTCGCGAAACGCGCCGGCCTGCGCGGCCGGCATGATCAGTTCGTTATGATGGACCAGCGACAGCATGTCCTTTGGCACCTGCCACATGCCGATATCGGCTGAGGCGACGGCGCCGGTCATGCCGGCGACCGTCGCCTGGGCGGCGGCGGCCGGCCCTGCCGCGAGTGGGCCCATGACAGGCGCAAGAAAGCCGAACACGCCCGCGAAGGCTTCGGCGGCGGACGACAGGATCGACCGGATCATCGCCATGGCCTGCGTGGCGAGCGAGGCGGCGGCGCCGCTTTGCTCCGCGCCGACGCGCGCCGCGACGCCCGCCGAAGTCGCGGCGGTCTTGGCCGCTTCGTTGGCGACATGCTGGATGACGATCGTTTCGCCCCATTCGATGAACTTGACCAAGAGGTCGGTGAGAACGTTCTTGAACGCCGTCTGCCAATTGGTCGTCCCTTTGATCAGGCCGCTCAATTGCGAATCGAAGCTCTGTGAAATCGTATTGCCGAAAGTCTCATATTGCTTTTGCTGGTCGTCGAGCGATTTCTGGACATAGCTCGCCATCTCGTCCTGATGGCGGCGCTCGGCGTCGAGAATCTTGTCGTCGATTTGTTGCTTCTGGGTCAGCGTCTGCTCGCCGAGCGACTGCTCCTGCGCCAGCAATCCAAGTTGGGCCTGGTATTCCGCGTCGGCGGCCTGACGCGACATGGCGATTTTCTGCTGCTGCGTGATCTCATGGCGGTTCGCCTCCTCGGCGAAGAGCGCCAGCTTCTGCTTCAGCCCGTCTTCGACGTCCTTGATCTCTTCATTGATCGCCATTTTCGATGCGCGGATGGCGTCGGCATAGGAGGCGTCGTCGCCGGTGCGCTGCGCGGCGGCGGCTTGCGAGCGGGCGGCGGCGAGCGATTTTTCGATCGATGCGGAGGCAACCAAGGCGGCGCCGAAGGCCTGAACCTTGTCCGTCGCGAAGGCCTGCGCCATGCTCGCGCCGAGCGCGGCATATTGCGCATTCATCTCGCCGATCGGCGCCGAAAGTCCGGAAAGCGCGTCTTTGACTTGCGCGACGCCGGCGGTGAGATTGTCGATCGAGGCGGAAAATGTGACGGCAAGATTGGCGTCGGCCATGAATCGCTCCTGGCGCGTATCTATAGC